CTACATAAACCCTAGTTGCCGCATCGTTGCCGCATCGTCTAGCCTCCCCGTTGCCTCCCCGTTGCCTGCGGGTTGCCGCCCGCCTCGCCGGGAGTTGCCCGCAACGTTGCCCCGTTGCCATATCCCACCCGCACCGCTATACTTTGGGCTTTCTAAGGAGCCTTCCATGTCTTTGACCCCTCACATGAGCAACGTCCGCAACTTGCTGGCAACGGGGCAGTCCCATGCTGCCGTTGCGAAAACCTTGGGCATCAGTCGCCAGCGCGTGGGCGTGATCGCTGCCCGACTGCGCGCCCTTGGCGCGGACCCGCAGGACCTCCTGCAGCAGTTCCTTGGCGCGGCGACCGTGCGGGACTTGCCGGCGGCCGAGGCGGCGCTGGCTGCGCTGGGCGCGACCAAATACGCGCCCCTGGTGCCTGCTGCCCAGGCCCTGCTGGGATCGCTCGGGACGGGCGGCGCGCCCTCTGCGGCGCTGGCTGCGCTCGACGGCTGGCAGGATGTGCCCGACGAGCCGACCGAGAAGGAACGGGTCTTGTCCGCCTGGGCATCCGACGGAGACGAGTGACCTCGTGGGTACGGTCACGCGAGGCGTGACCGCCCATCTAACGTTAGACTTTTCCCCCATACCATGCAACGAACCTATACCCCTATAAACTTGACAAGCGGTATATATTCTGCTACAATTGTAGCTATCAAGTCGAGTATTGCCTACGACTTGCCCCGCTCTTTAACAGTCCACTACGAGTTTCGCCACTAAGTTTGTCTAACCTTAGACGCTTGGCCCGGCGAGCTACAAGCCGTCGCTGCTCATAGCAGAAACCGCACACACAGGCATAAGGCACCGCATAGAAGTGCTGAAGTCCAATGTTCCTGCGGCGAGAAGACGTGCCCCTGCAAGCGGGGCGATACCGTGGCGTGTGTCCTGTGCGACTACACATGCTGGGTGCCACGATCTAACGTTAGATCGTGTGGTTGTTAGTTGGGATGTCTACCCGAAGAGCAACGTGCAAACCTAACGCATAGTACATACAGCGGTATCAAAAGTCTGCACGGACCGAACAGACTCCAGCACAACGTGCTGGCTGCTGGGCCACCGCCCTCCGGGGCAACGGCTAGTGGTGTGGAGTATGTAGTCACATGACAACCACACCCGGATGCGGGACCACAATACAAACGTGGGATATATCGCATCGACAACCAGCTATCGTCCGCGAAGCTAAGGGGCTTGCCCCTGTAGCTGTATGCCGCCTGACTCTAACGTTAGACGGCATACGGATACACACTATTTATAGGAGAGACGCAATGGCCACAGAATGGGCACACCTGCCGAACGCTCGGCACATCGACTGGGTGCTGGCCAGCGCCAAGGCCGACCCGCAGAAATGGGTCGCCGCTCGGGACGACGCATGGGCCGCCGCTTGGGTCGCCGCTCGGGCCGCCGCTCGGGACGCCGCTCGGGACGCTGCATGGGGCGCTGCATGGACCGCAGCTCGGACCGCCGCCTGGGACGCTGCATGGGACGCTGCACGGGGCGCTGCATGGGACGCTGCATGGGCCGCCGCTTGGGTCGCCTGCGCTGCGCTCATAGCGTGGGACGACTGTGCCAACCTGCTCGACATGCCCACTGACGCCGTCCGCCTGCTGGCGGGCGCAGGCCACCACCCGGCAGTACTCCTGCTGCCGGCTGTCATTGTGAGAAACGGAGAAGCATCATGACCGCATGGGCACACCTGCCGAACGCTCGGCACATCGACTGGGTGCTGGCCAGCGTCAGGGCCGACCCGCAGAAATGGACCGCCACTCGGGACGCCGCTCGGGGCACCACTCGGGGCACCACTCGGGACGCCGCTCGGGACGCCACTTGGACCGCCGCTCGGGACGCCACTTGGACCGTTGCATGGGACGCTGCACGGGGCGCTGCATGGGACGCTGCATGGGACGCTGCACGGGACGCTGCATGGGGCGCTGCATGGACCGCAGCTCGGACCGCCGCCTGGGACGCTGCATGGGACGCCTGCGCTGCGCTCATATCGTGGGACGACTGCGCCAACCTGCTCGACATGCCCACTGACGCCGTCCGCCTGCTGGCGGGCGCAGGCCACCACCCGGCAGTACTCCTGCTGCCGGCTGTCATTGTGAGAAACGGAGAAACATCATGACCGCATGGGCACACCTGCCGAACGCTCGGCACATCGACTGGGTGCTGGCCAGTCTCAAGTCCGACCCACAGAAATGGGACGCCGCTCGGGACGCCGCTCGGGACGCCACTCGGACCGCCGCTCGGACCGCCGCTCGGGACGACGCATGGGCCGCCGCTTGGGTCGCCGCTCGGGACGACGCATGGGACGCTGCATGGGACGCTGCACGGGACGCTGCATGGGCCGCCCGCGCTGCGCTCATAGCGTGGGACGCTGCATGGGACGCCTGCGCTGCGCTCATAGCGTGGGACGACTGCGCCAACCTGCTCGACATGCCCACTGACGCCGTCCGCCTGCTGGCGGGCGCAGGCCACCACCCGGCAGTGCTCATGCTGCCGGCTGTCATCGTACGAAACGGAGACCTACCATGAAGACCTCAGAAATCCTGCGCCGTGCGCGCACCATCCTCAAGAAAGAGCCGATCTACGAGGCGGGGAATGGCCCCGGCCTCTGCTTGGCGTTGACAAAAGTCGTCTACCACCAAGTCAATTCACCGGAGCGTGCGCTCGTCCACGAGAAAGCCTTCAAAGTCAAGCAGCGCATACGCCACAGCCTTGACGGGCTCGGATACGCCGAGCCGCGGCTGTACAGGCAACTGTTCCCAGGGAGTCCGCTGAACACCGCTAAGTTCGTCAAGTGGCGCGAAGAGAACCGCACCGCGGTAAAGCAATGGCGCCTGCGCTGGCTCGACGCGCTGATCGCTGAGTACAAGGCGAAGGGAGATTGACCATGTCTAACGTTAGACAAGCCAAGGCTGAGTTCCTGCAGTACTGCAGGCAGTGCACCGACACCCAGCTGCGCAACGTGTACGCCAAGGAACGGCTGGCCCGCCGGGTCGGCTACGCCAACATCGCCAAGCAAGTCATGCAAGAACGGGGGTTGATATGACCGACATTCGTGAGTACGACGCCGAGCGCGTCGAAGCCGCCAGCACCCTGATGTTGCTTGACATGCAGAACATACCGGGGGGATACACCGCCTGCACGCCACAGCCCGGAGAACTGCACGCCGATACGCTTGGCACAAACTGCTGGAGTACAGCAGAACGCACCCCCAACGGGCTTGTACTTTGTCGTCTGGCATGGGCTACTGCACCAGCTGCGGCGAGTACTTCCACATACCCGAGGAGTTGAAATGAACTTCTCTGATCTTGAGACTGTCCTCCTGCTGGCGTTCGGCATCCTGCTCTGGGCGCACACCCGACGCAACAAACAGTTCGAGCAACTGCTCGACCTCGCCCACCAAGAACACGCCCGGGTCAACCGGTACGCAGACTACCTGATCCGCACCGGCAAGGGTGAGGGCAAGGTGGTGCGCAAGCCCGACGGTGCCTGGGTATTCACGGCTAACGTTAGACAGGAGATCCCCAATGAGTAACACACCCACGCCCATCAGCCTCACCTTAGAAGAGAAGGAATCAATACGGATTTTGCGTAAGTCCATGCAGCGCAAGCCCGAGATCGCCGCGCTGCTCATGAAAGACATGAGCCGTGAGGTCGCTGTGCGCGTCATGCTCACCGCCAGGGACGAGCTCAATCAACTGCTGGCTGTCAACCGCGCGTTCACCGCAGCAGCTGCCAAGCTGGCCCAACAGTACAAGGAGACCAACGATGGCCAAGCCACGACCACCCCGCCGGCCGAGCCCCAATGACCGCATGGGCTGGCACGGCTACTACGTGCAGCGGTTCAACAAGACCGGAGACAAGCAGGCCGAGGTGCTCGCCATGTGGTACCTGCTGCTGTCGCTGGCGTTGGACGGAGAAACATCATGACCACAGCCTGGGCTGACCTGCCCAACGCCACGCACATCGACTGGGTGCTGGCCAGTCTCAAGTCCGACCCACAGAAATGGCACGTCGCTTGGGGCGCCGCTCGGGGCGCCGCTCGGGACGCCGCTCGGGACGTCGCTTGGGACGCCGCTCGGGCCGCCGCTCGGGACGCCGCTTGGGCCGCCGCTCTGGACGCCGCTCTGGACGCCGCTCGGGGCGCCGCTCGGGGCGCCGCATGGGACGCCGCTCGGGACGCCGCTTGGGCCGCTGCACGGGACGCTGCATGGGACGCCGCTCGGGACGTCGCTTGGGGCGCCGCTTGGGCCGCATGTGCTGCGCTCGTCGCGTGGCACGACTGTGCCGTCCTGCTCGGCATGCCCACTGACGCAGTCCGCCTACTGGTGGGCTCAGGCCACCACCCGGCAGTGCTCATGCTGCCGGCTGTCATTGTGAAGAATGGAGAAGCATCATGATCACATGCATTGATTGCGGGGATGACGTCCCCTACAAGCGCGCCAATCTTGGGTACAAAGTGTGTATCAGTTGCGGAGAAATCCGCGCACGGAAAGTAAAACATACCGTAGCACCTTTGAGTAAGTCCAACTATTACTACGTATCCGACTTGGAGTGGCTCAAGCAGACCAACCCCAAGCGAACGTCGTCGTAAGTGGTACGGTCATCAGCCCGCCGTAAGTTTTCTGTCGTCTAATGTTAGACATTGTTTAAGGAGTCCACCATGGCTGCCCCAAAAATCACCGTCCCCACCCGGTACAAGAACTGCACGATTGCCCCCGCCAGCGGCGGGTTCGACGTATTCGAAGGAGCCCGATGGTTCCACGTCAAAACCCAGAAGCAGGCCAAGTGGTGGTCCAGCATCGCCTCGCGCCTCGCTGACGAGTTCGCGTCGCACCCGGCCAAGCCGGGGCCCGGGGCCATCGAGGACCACACTCCGAAGACGAAGGCTAAACTAGACTTTGTCTAAGGTTAGACAATCATGACTACAGAAGGCAAGACAATGACTATCGATGAAGAGCTGAAGGACATCGAGTTGGAGCTTGGCCGCGGCACACACGGGCTGGTGGATGTGAACTTACTCCCGGAGTGGAACATGCTGATGAACCGCGACCGGCGGCACTGCTCAGGGTGCTTGCACGTTATCCCTCCCACAAACAGTGTGTGCTGTAGATGTCCATCGGGCGTGGCGTTCATACCCATCAACGAGATCCCCGCATTCAACATTTGGAAGGGCTCGCGACGTGATCTTTGAAGCAATCGAATACAAGGTGGCAGAACACTTTCTGCCGTACCTCGTGAACGGCGACGACTCTGGCCTTGAGCCGGACGAGGTCGCCATGGTGGACGAGTGGCTCTCGACAGCCACCGTCGGCTGGTCCGATGCGGACGGCAACGAGTGGGTGTACGCCCACGAATCGGTTGACTGCGAAGACAGCGAGTTCGCCGAGTGCGAGATCTGCTGCAAGCTGGCCATGTGCCAGACAGTCAAGCTTCATTTCACCCTTGTCAACGTCTAACGTTAGACATCATCAACCTCAACTGAGACTTAATCATGAACCTCTCTATCACTCTCTCCCAAGCCGCTACCCTGATCGCCAACGTGGGCCACAACACCACCGTGCTTCTGCGCGGCCAGCCCGGTATCGGCAAGTCGTCGTTGCTTCGCACACTGGAAGCCCAGTTCCCTGACTACGACCCGTGCTACATCGACGTGGCCAACCTCGACCTCGGGGACCTGGGCATGCCGGTGATCGACAAGGACGAGTACGTCACAGCGTACGCCCCGAGCGCACGCTTCGGCCTGGGCCGCAGCAACACCAAGCCCAAGCTGATCATGCTCGACGAGCTGGGCAAGGGCCCGCGTCCGGTGCTGAACATGCTGCTGCCGGTGATCCTGGAGCGTCGCCTCGGCGACGTTGAGCTGCCGGCCGGCTCGATCGTGTTCGCCACGACCAACCTCGACACCGACGGGGTGGGCGACAACATCCCGGCCCACGCCTACAACCGCATGACTGTGGTGCGTGTCAGCAACCCGACACCCGACGAGTGGCTGAACTGGGCAGCTACTGCCGACGTGGCGCCCGAGGTCATGGCCTTCGCCAAGGAGTACCCGCAGGTGTTCGACTGCTACGCCGACATTGACGAGAAGGACAACAACCCGTACATCTTCAACCCGCGCGTCGGCCAGACCCGGGCGTTCTGCTCGCCGCGTTCGCTGGAGAAGTCCAGCAACCTGATCAAGGCGCGCGCCGCCATCGGCGACGCCCTGCTGCCCGCGCTGGCTGGCACCCTGGGCGAGTCGGGTGCGCGTGACATGGAGGCCATGGTGCATCTGGCGGACCGCACCCCGCGCTTCGACGACGTGGTCAAGAACCCCACCAAGTGCAAGCTGCCCGACGGCCCCGGCGCGTATTTCTTCATGGCGTTCATGCTGGCTGGCCGCTGCACAGCGGAAACCCTGGACAACGTCGTGGCGTACATCAACCGCTGGGAGTCGTTCGAGGCCACCACCCTGTTCCTGTCTCAGGTCGCCAGCAACCCGCGGAAGGTGACGTTCGCCTGCGGTTGCCAAGCGTGGACCGCCGCCGCTGCCAAGGTGGGCAAGTACTTCTGAGGCCACGGTGAGAGACGATCTCCGCGCAGCCCAGCTGACCGCGAGCCTTGCGAGGGCCCCCCGGGGGGTGGCAACGGACGCGGCGCGTATCCTGCGGGCACGCGACGCCGGGTACCTCACGTTCTCGCCCATCTAACGTTAGACGCTGTCCGCCTGCTGGCGGGCACAGGCCACCACCCGGCAGCAGAAGTTCTGCCGGCTGTCATCGCACGAAACGGAGAAACATCATGAGCACTTTCCTCACCCCCCTCGACCGGGTCAAGAAAGCCCACGTCGCCATCATGAACCACCGCGAGTTCTGCATGTTCGCTGGCGTCCTGGCCTGCGGCAAGACCACCATCAACGAGACCATGAACCCGCCCACCGCGCGCACAAACGGCTGGGACACGGAGTACCACCCCGACTTCGTCAAGAAGCTGGACGACCGCGAGCTGCGGTTCCTGGTGCTGCACGAGGCCATGCACGCTGCGTACAAACACATGATGGTGTGGCGCCCACTGTACGAGGAGAACGCGCAGCTCACCAACGTCGCAGCGGACGCGTTCATCAACCTGAGCCTCACCGACTCCGACCCCGACGAGTCGTTCATCAAAATGCCCAAGTGCGGCGTGCCGCCGATGCCCAAGTACCGTGGCTGGTCGGTGAAGCAAATCTTCGACGACCTCAAGCAGCAGAGCCAGGACCAAGGCCAGGGCCAGGGCCAGGGCCAAGGCCAGGGCCAGGGCCAAGGCGACGACGGCGACGGGCATGGGGGCCTCGACTCGCACGACTGGGACGAAGCAGGCAAGCCCTCCGAAGCGGAGCAAGCGCAGCGCGCCCTGGAGATCGACCGTGCGCTGCGCCAAGGGGTCATGACTGCCAAGCGCCGGGGCGCCGGCAATGGCAGCACCGACGGACTGATCGGTGACCTGCTCAAGCCCAAGGTTGACTGGCGCGAGCAGCTGCGCGAGTTCGTGCAGGAGTTCTGCCAAGGTCGTGACGAGTCGACATGGCGCAAGCCCAACCGACGCTACATCGCCAGCGGCATCTACATGCCGTCGTCAATCAGCGAGCGCATGGACGAGGTGGTGGTGGGCATCGACACATCCGGCTCGTGCTTCGAGTCGGGTACGGTCACTCGCTTCGCCAGCGAGTTGCAAGCCATCTTCGATTCGGTCAAGCCCGACACGGTGCGCGTGATCTGCTGGGACTGGGGGGTCCAGACCGACCAGAAGTTCCCGGACGGCACGTTCAACATCCCGAGCCTCAAGGTTCGCGGCGGTGGCGGCACCAACGGCGCGGTGCTGTTTGACCACCTCGAACAGCACAAGTCCAGCCCGCAAGCCATCATCCAGTTCACCGACGGGTGCGTCGGCGACTGGGGCTCCAGCGATGTGCCCACGCTGTGGGTCATCACCGAGCCGAGCATCCGTGCGCCGTGGGGCCGCACTATCCACATGACTGTCTAACGTTAGACGCATCATGGTTGAGAAACTATACGAGCCCCGCCCTGGGGCGGTGTTTGTGTATTGGAACGACGGCGGGATTTACACCCCGGAGGGGGAGATATCGGCGTCGACCGATGCATTGGATTCGCTCACGAACGACATCATAGGCAAGCCCAGCGTCTGCGGCCTCTGCCCCGAGAGGAGTACGAGTGACTGGTGTGGCGGCTGCCTCGGCAACGGCGTCTACGTTGCAGAGAAGTTCGTCCCTGCCCTGCTGATCCGCGCGGCGGCTGCGCCGGATGGAGAGACATCATGACCACAGCCTGGGCTGACCTGCCCAACGCCACGCACATCGACTGGGTGCTGGCCAGTCTCAAGTCCGACCCACAGAAATGGCACGTCGCTCGGGACGTCGCTCGGGACGTCGCTTGGGGCGCCGCTCGGGACGCCGCTTGGGCCGCCGCTCTGGACGCCGCTCGGGTCGCCGCTCGGGACGCCGCTCGGGGCGCCGCATGGGACGCCGCTCGGGACGCCGCTTGGGCCGCTGCACGGGACGCCACTTGGACCGTTGCATGGGACGCATGTGCTGCGCTCGTCGCGTGGCACGACTGTGCCGTCCTGCTCGGCATGCCCACTGACGCAGTCCGCCTACTGGCGGGCTCAGGCCACCACCCGGCAGTGCTCATGCTGCCGGCTGTCATTGTGAAGAATGGAGAAGCATCATGAATGCGTTTGAAAAAATCACGGCCTATGTGCAGGCCCATGCGTACCGCAAAGGGCAGTTTGTCGGCGAGGCTCCTGTGGACCGCAGGTCCAAGTCACACTTCCGCGCCCGGGTAACCCCGGCCGCTGCCTACGTGCGGTTCCACCACACCGACTTGCTCACGGCGTACCCCGACGGCCGGGTGGTGCTGCGCTGCAATGGCTGGGGGACCGCGCCCACCACGCGGGACGCCATGTGGGCGGCCACGAACGAGTTCTTCCACAGGGGGGTTCTCGCCACGCGCTACGAAAACGGGTACCCGAACCCTGTGATCTCGATCCGGGGCCGCCAGTTTGTCTTCTACGACGGCATGGAGTTCAACGCGGACGGCGTCCTGCTGTCCGAAGAGCGCCCGTTCCAAGCCTTCCGAGCGGACAAGGCCGCGCGCACCAAATGGGACGAAACAGCGGCGCCGTTCAAGGCGGTGTTCCCCATGCTGTATGCCGCTGAACCGGTGCATAGCGGGTACCTGGACTTCACGAGAGGGGAGGTTGAGCGGCGCCTCAAAACCCCGGAGTTGTGGGGCGAACTCGCGGCGATGATCCGCCGCGCGTACCCGAACGCGGAGTCGTGGAAGGGAGCCTGGACTAAGTTCCGGCTCGATCAAGTCCGCGGACTCAACATCACCATCAATCTCTAACGTTAGACACGGAGTGCATATGTCAATCAAAAAGTTCATTCGCAAGTGGCTGTTCGGCGACGCGTACACAAACCCGCAGAGCGAGTCCGCCCGACCCTACTTGGGTCAGTCGGTGCGCGAGCAGTCCATGAACGCCGCCCCGACGCTGCGCGTAGAGCTGGTCGAGGCAGTCAACGGACGGGTCCTGAACGTGGGCGTCTACAAGCCCAATCCGCACGGGCCGGACTGGACATTCAAACTGTATGTGGTAGGCAACGACGAGCCCTTGGCAGACGCGATCTCCACCATGCTTGTCATGACCAACGGAGGTAAGTGACATGGGGTACCGCAGCAACATTTATGTGGCCATCGTTCCGAGCGCGGGTACCGCCGCTGACCAGCGGGCGCCCGTCATGGACCGGCTCCGGTTGTTGGTCGGCACGACATTCGCGGAGCGACTGGGGGGGTTCATGGACGAGGACTGCACTACGTGGGATTGGCAACCCGGCCGGCTTGACATAGAAATCTGCGACGTGAAGTGGTACGAGTCGTACACCGACGTGCAGCAGTTCCACTCGTTCCTGGACGCGCTGCCGGATCTCGGGTACGCCTACGAGTTCATCCGGCTTGGCGAGGACGACGAGGATGTTGCCCGCCAGTCCGCCGGAGAGCTTTACGGCTCCCTCTTGTCCGTTGTGCGCAGCGTAGAGCGCATCTGATCAAGGAGCTACATCATGTGCGAGTACACCACCATCGAAGTGAGCGCGGAAGAGCTGCAGCGCAGAGACCCCCGCGAGTTCCAGCGGCAGTATTGGGATTGGGTCGAGCACGCCTACTGGGAGCCGGAGTTTGAGTTCACGCTGCCGCAGTGGCAGACCGAGCACGGCGTGCACGTCGAGAGGTCGGACATCAGCTACTCCGGGTTTTACAGCCGAGGCGACGGCCTTGCGTTTGACGGCCGCGTGGAAGTCCAGCGAATACTGGACCAGCTGGGGCTGCAAACCAAGGCTCCGGCGCTGTACGCGGACGTGCTGAACTTCGGCACCAACTGGCTCTGGGTCAAGCGAAGCCGCGGCTACTCCGTGAACTTCTCTGACTGTGTGGAGTGGGACTACAGCCCCGGCAACTGCTACCCGAGCGGTGTCTTTGTCAACCTCGACCAAGCCACATGGGACACGCTGGTAGAGGCCCAGTTCGATCTGTGGGTCTCCGACATTGAGAAAGCCGCGCTCGAATTGGCGCAGCAATTGGCCGGCGAGATGTACTCCGAGCTACAGGACGACTATGAGTACTGCACCAGCGAGGAATCGTTCATCGAGCACTGCGAAGCCAACGAAGTCAAGTTTGAAATTGAAGTTGAAGTAGAGGAAACCCCATGTACCTGATGACCAAAATCAACGGAGACGATGTCCTGATGACCGTCGAGCAGATGGACACCATGGTAGCCATCCTGCGGAGCTCAGCGCGCACGTTCAACGAGTACGTGGGCGGCGCCAAAGGGGACGACGGCGGCTCGTATGTGAAGCTGCTGCGCCCCGCGGTAACTGCCGACAGCTGGCTGGAGTGCCGCGCGATCCCCGACGATTGGGTCGAGGCCATGCGCCTCAAGACCAAGATGCACGACGAGAACAAGTAAGGCTTGAGAAAGAAACCCCTTTGACAATGGAGTCCACAATGCAAACCAATCACATCGCGGGCGTAGCCCGCTCCGCCATGCTGGTGACCCTCAACATCAGCGTCTACTCCGGCCGCAAGCAGGACAAGCGCACCCAGGCAGAGGTGGTGGCCGCCAAGAACAGCGGGTCGTCTCGGGCCGCGTCCGTGTACAAGAACCTGTTCAGCGACTGTGCGGAGCTCGATGCCATCACCAAGTTCCAGAGCCGGGCCCGCCTGCGGCACTACCAGCTCACGCTGCCCTGGGACGACAACGGCCAGCGCCTGCTGCCCACCAAGGCGCTGTTCGACTACAAGGCGGAAATGAACCGCTACAGTGACGAGTTCGACCGGCTGGTCGAGCAGTTCCTCGACAAGTACGACACGCTCGTGGCCGCTGCAGCGTTCAAGCTGGGCACGCTCTTCGATCGTGCGGAGTACCCGACGCGCGATGAAGTCGCCGGCCGGTTCAAGTTCGACTTGTCGTTCGTCCCCCTGCCGACCGCAGGCGACTTCCGGCTCGACATCGAGCACGACGTGCAGGTGCAACTCGCCCAGCAGTACGAGGCGCGCATGGCCGCCCAGGTGGCCGCAGCGCAGCATGATGCGTGGAACCGGCTGCACGATGCACTGACCCGCATCAAGGACCGTCTAACGTTAGACGAGGACGGCAAGCGCCGCATCTTCCACGACACCACGGTGACCAACGCGCAGGAGCTGTGCGACCTGCTGACTCCGCTCAATGTGACCAACGACCCCAAGCTGGAGCAGGCGCGTCGCATGCTGCAGGACGCGATCGGCGACGTGGACCCCAAAGAGCTGCGCAAGGAAGACAGCACCCGGGCGTTCACCCTTCAGAAAGTGACCGCAACCCTTGACCAATTCGACTGGAGCTTCGATGAATAAACCCCCCGGCGTGCTCGCGCGGTATCACGAAAACGGAAGCTACTGGTCGGTGACCTCGTACGACGGCCCCCGAGGGACGCCCTGGGCACTTCCGGGTCACTTGGAGGGGGATGGGGTACCCCGCCCGGGCTGGCTGGAGCCCATCGTCACCGCTGGCAAGATCGGCGGCCATGGAGTAAAGCCGGCGTTCCCGCCGCCGGACTTCATCCTATGGTTCCGCTTCGACCCAACCACCAACCAACTCATTTCCTTCGGAAGGGATTGACCGATGCAGACACCCTTTGACAATTACACGGACGCCGAGCTGGTCCTCGACGTGGACAACGACCCGCAGGCCACCCTGAGGGAGCGAGCGCTCGCCGAGCGCCTTGATATGCGAGGCCGGGACATCCGGGACCTCAACAACGAACTCCAATCACAACAGGACGACCTCAAATGAACACCCCAATCCAACTGTTCCGGCGCCTGTTCGCCAAGCCCAGCCCGCTGATGATCGCGCAGGCGGAACTCGAAGATGCCCAGCGCCAGCAGCTGCAAGCACAGACCGCCCAGGAGTACGCTGCGTCCATGACGGCATACCACGGCACCCGCATCCAACGCCTGACGCGATACATCGCCGATGCCCACAAACAGGAGACCCGCCATGTCTAAGTGCCACATCGCTGGATGCAACTACCCAGAGAGCGAATGCACAGGCGCCTGTGCGACGATGGTGCGCCGAGTGCGCGCCGGGCAGCCGCCCGAGCCCGAGCCGCCGGAGCCCGCCCCCGAGGGGGAGCCCTTGATGGACGAGATCGGCCGCATGCTGGCGTGGGCGGCGATATGCATGGGGGCCGCCGTGTGCGCTGGCATCGTAGCGGGCGCGATTCTCGCGAAGGTGGTCTGATGCCTGCTAACAAGAAACCGCGCAAGGCATACAACCCCGAGCGCAAGGCAGCGCAGCTTCGCATGGCCAAGATACTCAAGCAGCCCGCAGAGCAGGCGACCGAGTGGCTCACGGAGTTGCAGTTGAAGAACCACAGCGCCATGACTGCGCTCGTGCAGGGCAACGCTACCCGAGCTGACATGATCATCCTCACCGCCATGCACAACATGGTCGAGGCGCTGTGGCGCAAGGGCTTCGCTGCCGAGTACGAGGACGTGATCCAGGGCGGCTACGCGGCGCTCATGAGCGTGATCAAACGCGGCATCGAGCGGGGCGATCGGTTCATCCTCACAGGGCCGGAGCTCAATGCGCTGAACTTGCACATGGAGCTGCACGACGAGCTGATGCGCGTCACGACTGTCAAGGACATTGAGGACGCCATGAGCCTGATCAAACAGCATCACAAAGAAGGCAAGACCCATCGCGTGGTGGACTTTATTGAAGGACGAGTTGTATGACCCCGAAACAAGAGGACGCGATGCGGCACTCTGCCGGACGGCAGCGAGTTCTGCACACTGATCAGGAGCTCCCAATGAACAACGAGAAAGTGATCGCGCTGCCGGCCAGCACCAACTACACCCCGGAGCAGGCGCTCCTGTCTGCGCTAGAGTTCTGCCGCGACGACAACTTGACAGACGTGCTGGTTATCGGCTACGACGCCGACGGGGGCTTGGTGGTGCGGTCCTCGAAAATGACACGTGCCGAAGGCTTGTTCATGGCGGAGAAGGCCCGGATGTGGGCCATTACCGGAGACACCGAGTGAACGCATTCACCATCCCCAAAGCCCCGAGCTGGCTGAAACAACTCGACAAGAACGCTCGGGCCTCGAAGGGCGGCCAAGTCCGTGCCAAAGCCATGGGCGGCACGCCCATACCCTCCATGTCCAATCGGCGTGGAGCCCAAACCATGAAAGTACCACCACAATGAGCCTCGAAGTCATGCTCGATCTAGAGACCCTGGGCACCGGCCCACGGTCCGTCATCATCGCCATCGGCGCGGTTGCGTTCGACTCAGCGGGCGAAGGCGTCGCCAGCAAGTTCTACCAAGTCGTAGACGCTCAGTCCTGTGTCGATGCGGGTCTAACGTTAGACGTGTCCACCGTCATGTGGTGGATGGAGCAGAGCGACGACGCCCGCAAGGCGGTGTGCCGCCCCGGGCTCCCCCTGAAAACGGCTCTTGACGGGTTTGCCGAGTGGTATCGTGCGGTGGGCGAAGGCCCCGTGTGGGGCAATGGGGTCGACTTCGACAACGTGATCATGAACAGCGCGTACCGCGCCATCGGCGAACCGCGCGCCCCCTGGCTGCACTGGCAGAATCGGTGCTTCCGCACCCTGCGGAATATCTACCCACACGTAGAGATCGCCCGCCAAGGCACGCACCACCATGCGTTGCACGACGCGACCACCCAGGCGCTGCATCTGCAGGCCATTTTCAAGGAGATGCGCAAATGACCGACCTGATCGAAATGTGGCACAAGCGTGCCCGCCCCACGCCCACCCAAGCTGACTTCAACACGCAGCTCGGTTGCCACGTTGAAGAGTTCATCGAGATGCTGGATTCCCTGTACCTGCAGGTCAACGGCACAACTCTGGATTACGACATCGAGCATATGTACGTTGCGCTCACGGAGCTTGCCAAAGGGCTCAAGGCCAACCAAATCGACGCCCGCATATTGCGTCGAGAGGACTTCCTCGACGCGATCGCCGATCAAGTAGTCACTGGCGTCGGTGCAGCGCACTGTGCGGGTATGCGGCCGACGGAGGCGCTGCGCCGAGTGAACCAGTCGAACTGGTCAAAATTTGACAGCGAGGGGCAGCCCCTGCGCGATGTCAACGGCAAGATCGCCAAGGGTCTAAACTACAAGGCCCCCGACCTCAATGGCCTTTACTGAGGAGCCCCCTGTGAATGAGTCCGAACGCCAACTCGATCTCGAAGTCGCGGGCCTGCGCGACGAAGTGTCCCGCCTGCGGAGCCAGCTCAGCATCGCTCTCGAAGACGGCATGCGGCTGCGACACCGCCTGGAACACATCTATGCCATATCCCAGCTGGCCTTTTCGCCGGGTGCGGGGCACGGAGCTTATGAAACTCCAGCGGCAGATGAAGGTTCAACCCCCGATTGAAGAGGAAGCATTGCTATGACCAACCCACTTGACGTGCAAGTCGCGGGCACCCACTACAAGGACCTGCCCATTCAACCCGTGGAGTACATCCACGCCAACAAGCTCGGCTACTTCGAGGGCAACGTTGTCAAGTACGTGTCTCGCTGGCGGGCCAAGAACGGCATCGCCGACCTGGAGAAGGCCAAGCACTACATCGAACTGCTCATTGAGCTGGAGACCCGCAATGGCCGCAACCCCTGAGGTGAAAGTCAAACGCACAATCCACCGCCTGCTGACCGAGGCGGGTGCGTACGCGGTGAACTATATCGGCGGGCAGTACGCCAACAACGGCACGCCGGATATCCTGGCCTGCCTCGACGGGCGGTTCATTGGCATCGAGGCCAAAGCTGGCACCAACAAGCCCACCGCGCTGCAGATAAACGCCCTGGCCGCCATCGACGAGGCCGGCGGCGTGGCCCTAGTGATCAATGAATCCAACTTGCAGTACCTCAAGGAGTGCTTGCATGACATCCGACACGCCCGATCCAATTTCCGCCTTTTTGAAACAGCACGCCGCGTTGCCGACGAAGCAGGAGTTGCAGCGCCTCAAGTCCGTCGAGCGCAAACGTAAAAAGCGCGCCCAACAAAAGAACCTCAACTGGAAAGACACACATGCCGCAACTGGCGACCGTTGACATAGAAACGCTGTACGACGACACCTACTCGTTGTCGAAGCTGACCACCGAAGCCTACGTGCGCGACCCGCGGTTCGAGTTGATCGGCATTGGGTTCAAGCTGCATGGCGACAGCAGGAAAGTCTGGGCCCATGGGCCCGACGCCGCGCGGTTCATCCGCAGCGTGGACTGGTCGGGCCTGCTTGTGATCGGGCAAAACACGGCGTTCGACGGGCTCGCGCTCGCACACCACTACGGTGTCAAGCCAGCCGGCTGGCTCGATGTCATGGGCATGTCCCGCGCGCTGTTCCCGCACGAGAAGTCGCACAGCCTCGCTGCCCAACTGGAGCGCACCGGGCTCGGTGAGAAAGGCGACGAGGTGCTCAAGGCCAAGGGCAAGCGGTGGGCGGACTTCTCGCCCGACGAGCTGCGCCGGTACGGTCATTACTGCCTCAACGACGTGGCCAAAACCGAAGCGCTGTTTGACCGGTACATGGCCATGGGCTTCCCTGCGCAGGAGCTCAAACTGATTGATCTCACGCTGCGCATGTTCATCGAGCCGCGTCTAACGTTAGACAAAGACCTGCTCACTGCGCATCTGGCCGACGTTCGGGCTCGCAAGCTGGCGCTGCTGGAGCGAGTGCGAGACAACATGCTCAAGGGCTACACGGACCCTGACGCGGTGGCCGCGGTGTTTGCCGAGGGCACCGCCGGCATCAAGAAACTGCTGATGTCCAACGACAAGTTTGCGCAGGCGCTGCAGGACCTCAACGTGGAGCCGCCCACCAAGATCAGTCCCACGACAGGCAAGACCGCGTGGGCGTTCGCGAAGACCGACGAGGCCTTCAAGGCCCTGGAGGAGCACCCGAACGAAGACGTGCAGGCGCTGGTGGCCGCACGCCTGGGCAACAAGACCACGCTGGAGGAGACCCGCACCGAACGGTTCATCGACATGACCACGCGCGGCGAGTTCCCTGTGCCCCTGCGGTATTACGGCGCGCACTCCGGCCGGTGGTCCGGGCAAGACTCCATCAACCTGCAGAACCTGCCATCGCGCGGCCCGAACGCAGGCCAGATCAAGAAAGCCATCAAGGCCCCGCCGGGGTACGTGGTGATCGACTGCGACTCTGCACAGATCGAGGCCCGCACGCTCGCATGGCTCGCCGGCCAGGACGACTTGGTCCAGGCGTTTCGCGACAAGCAGGACGTGTACAAGCTCATGGCGTCGAAGATTTACGGCGTGGCGCCGGACCAGATCGACAAGACACAGCGCCAAGTCGGCAAGACCGTGGTGCTGGGCGCAGGCTACGGCGTCGGGCATGTGAAGCTGCAGGGGTTTCTCAAGACCCAGGCCGGCGTGGAGGTCACGCTGGACGAGGCCAAGCGCATCATCGACACGTACCGCAGCACATCGGCCAACATCGCCCACCTGTGGGCGCGCGCAGGGGACGCGCTGACTGCGCTCATGAACTGCCAGGAAATGCAGATCGACGTGCCGGGGATCATCCGCGCGGTGCCGGGCTCCGGCCTCACACTGCCGAGCGGGCTGTTCATCCAGTACCCAGAGCTGCGCGTGGTCACCAACAGCGAGGGTAAGCGCGAGGTCGTCTACACGTCCAAGGGCTTGCCGATCCGCATCTACGGCGGAAAGGTGGTCGAGAACTTCACCCAGGCCGTCGCCCGGTGCATCGTCGCCGAGCAGATGTTGCGGGTGGCCAAGCGGTACCCAGCGGTGCTGACGGTGCACGACGCTGTGGCGATCGTGGCGCCGAAAGACGAAGCCGAGCAGGCGCAGGCGTACCTCGAAGCGTGCATGAGCTGGAACCCTGCCTGGGCGTCCGGCCTTCCTCTGGCGTGCGAGTCCGGCGTTGGCGAAAGCTACGGTGACTGCTAAACTCCGAGCCGCACTACGCAAGGAACCACATGACACTCGCCCACTCTTATTCATCCATCAAACAGTTCGAGAACTGCCCCCGCCAGTACCACGAGGTCCGCATTCTCAAGCGGTTCAAATCCTCCGACACGCAGGCCACGCTGTACGGCACCGCAGTCCACAAAGCCTTTGAAGAGTTCATCCGTGACGGCACCCCCCTTCCTGAAAATTTTGAGCACTACCGCGCGTTTGTGGAACCTCTCGCTGGACTTCAAGGCACGGTACTCTGCGAGCAGAAGATGGGTATCCGCGCTGACTTCAGCGCATGCGGGTTCTTCGACCGCGACGTGTGGTTCCGAGGCGTCCCCGACTACCTCCACATCAACAGCGCGGGCACCACAGCCCGCGTAGCCGACTACAAGACCGGCAAGAGCAGCCGCTACGCCGACCCAGGGCAGCTCGAACTCATGGCGGGCATGATCATGGCCCACTACCCGAACGTGCAGCGCGTCAAGGGCGCTCTGTTGTTTGTGGTGGCCAACGACATTGTGAAGTGTGAGTTCACGCGCGCGCAGTTCCCCGAGATAATGTCCAAGTGGGCAGGCCGTGCAGGGCAAATCGAAACCGCGGTGGAAGTGGGCGTGTGGAACCCCCGCCGTGGCCCCCTGTGCGGCTTCTGCCCCGTTTCATCGTGCGACCACCATCCAGGTTAGGAGAAACCCTATGCCCCGCAACCCACGCGACTACGCCAAAGAGTACGCGGCCTATGACGGCACCCCCGAGGTCAAGAAAAAGCGCGCCGAGCGCAACCGCGCCCGCCGCAAGCTGATGGCCGAGGGCAAGGTGTCTAAGGGGGACGGCAAAGACGTTCACCACGTCACCCCGCTGGCCAAGGGCGGCATGAGCGGCAGCAAACTCAAGGCCGTGCCGGCGTCCAAAAACCGATCGTTTGCGCGTGACAAGAGCGCGCGCATGAAGTAAACTGACCCTGCCTTTTGGGGTGACCACCGCCCCGCTTGGCAGTTGTTATTGTCTCCATGGTTGATGTTTAGGCTGGGTAGTTCGCTACCCAGCCTCTTTTTGTCATCTGTTCTAATTTTCCTATGGAAATCATTGACCACAAGGCGCTGTCCTTTGTGACGCGCAAAGCCGATCAGATCGCCGCGCTGATCCCCCGCTCGCAGGTGCTGGAGCGCCAGGGCGACAAAGCGCGCATGCTGGTGTTCTGGGGCCAGGACGAGTGGCAGATCCTCAAGAACTTGGGCATAAAGAACCTGCCGCACCCTATCCTCGGCCGGTACAAGTGGCCCGGGGTCTACACCCCATTCGACCACCAGCGCACCACAGCAGCGTTCCTCGCCGCCAACCCCCGGTGCTACGTGTTCAACGAGCAGGGCACTGGCAAGACCTCTGCCGCCGCCTGGGCGGCCGACTACCTGATCGCCAAAGGGAAGATCAACCGCGTGCTCGTCGTGTGCCCCGTATCCATCATGGACACCGCTTGGCGGGCGGACCTGTTCCGCACGGTCATGCACCGCACGGTCGGCATTGCGATGGGCACCAAAGCCCAGCGCGAGAAGGTCATCAAGGGCGACTATCAGTTCGTGATCATCAACTTTGACGGCGTCAAGGTGGTGCGCGAGGCGCTGGCCGAAGGGGGCTTTGACCTGATCATCGTCGACGAGGCCAGCCAAGTGAAGACCGCATCGACCGACCGCTGGAAGGCCCTCGCGTCGCTCACCAAGCCACATGTGTGGGTGTGGGCCATGACCGGCACCCCTGCGGCCCAGTCCCCGATGGACGCCTACGGCTTGGCCAAGCTGGTGCGCCCCGACTCCGTGCCGAAATTCTTGGGCGCGTGGCGGGACATGACCATGTTCAAGCTCACCCAGTACAAGTGGGTCCCGAAGCCCACCGCGAAGGAGCTCGTGCACGAAGTGCTGCAGCCCGCGATTCGCTTCACCAAGGCAGAGTGTCTGGACCTACCGGACCAGCTCGTCGTCTCCAGGGATGTGCCGCTCACCGCGCAGCAGCAGGTCTACTACGACCGCATCAAGAAAGACATGGTGGCCCAGGCTGCGGGGGAGGCGATCACTGCGGCCAATGCCGCCGGCCTGCTCAACAAGCTGCTCCAGGTCAGTCAGGGTGCGGTGTACACCGACAACCGCGACGTGGTGGACTTCGACATGAGCCACCGCATGGACGAGCTCATGGAGATCATCGAGGGCACCGAGAACAAGGTGTTGGTCTTCGTCCCGTACCGACACGTCCTGGACTCGATCCAGAACGCGCTGAACAACCGCATACTGCGACTCATTGGGGCGAACCCCACCATGCACGGGGTCGAGTGCATCCACGGCGGCACGCCGGCCGGGCAGCGCGCAGAGATCATCAAGCGGTTCCAGACCGAGGACACCACCAAGGTGCTGCTGCTGATCCCGCAGGCCACCGCACACGGCATCACGCTCACCCGCGCCGACAACGTGGTCTGGTGGGGGCCGGTCGCGTCGGTCGAGACCTACCTCCAGGCCAACGCACGGGCGCACCGTGCGGGCCAGACGAACAAGGTCACTGTGACGCACCTGCAGGGGTCACCCGTAGAGCGGCGGCTCTACAAAATGCTGCAAGACAACGTCGACCTTCACCTCGGGCTGGTCGACCTATATAAGGAAGAAATTGCTTGACAGCGTCAAGCTGTGTGTTATACAGTGTCTACAAACGGAGAAAAGACATGACAACTGCAACGGCCGACCAGCTGGTCGGCGCCTACATAAAGATCCGCGACGCCAAGGACGCTCTCGTGCGCAAGCACGAGGAAGAACTCAAAAAGCTGGAAGACCAGCTCGGCGTGGTGGAATCCGAACTCCTCGAACTGTGCAAGGCCACTGGCCAGGATGGTGGCAAGACCGTCGCCGGCACGTTCACCCGCACCGTGAAGACTCGGTACTGGACCAGCGACTGGGACAGCATGTACCGCTTCATCAAAGAGCACGACGCTCCGCAGCTGCTGGAGCGCCGCGTAGCCCAAGGCGCTTTCAAAGAGTTCCTTGAGCAAAACCCTGGGGTCCTCCCCGACGGCATGAACGTCGACAACCGATACGGCATCACGGTTCGCCGCGCCAAAAGCTGATCGACTGCATATCAACCTGACCACTTCTCCACCATGTACGAAATCGAATCCAACATCCCCGTCCCGTCTGCCACCCGCCGCGGTCGCGGCAGTGCGTACCCGTTCGCGACCATGTCGGTCAACGACAGTTTCTTCATCGGTACGAAGGACGAAGCCGAAGACCAGCGCGCCGTCAACCGCGTCACTGCGGCAGCGCGCATCTTCCGAAAGAGCAACCCTCAGTTCGCGGGTCTCCGCGTTCTGGCCCGCCCGGTCACCGAAGGTGACAAGGTTGGCGTGCGCGTCTGGCGCGTTGCATAACCCTCCCATCAACTTTTCACTATCCAATCCATCATGAGCAACCTCACTCTTTTCAAATCTGGCAACCTCGCCGTCCCCGACTACCTGCGTCAAACCGATGACGTGACCAAGATGCTGGCCGGCGGTGGCGGCGGCAAGCAAATCTCCATCAAAGGCGGCGTGTGGCGCATGATCGTCGGCGGCGAGGAAGTGGCCAAGAACGAAGACCGCGCGATGAACATGATCGTGGTCGGTGCCAACCCGCAGGTGAACCGCACGTTCTACGCTGGCAAGTACGAAGAGGGCAAAGACGCCTCTCCCTCGTGCTGGTCGGCCGACGGCAAGACCCCCAACGCGGAAGTCCCTGCCGAGACGCGTCAGTCGAGCAGCTGCGACAAGTGCCCGCAGAACATCGCGGGCTCCGGGGAAGGCACCAGCCGCGCCTGCCGCTACAGCCGCCGACTCGCCGTGGTTCTCGAGAACGACATTTCGGGCAACGTGTACCGCCTGCAGCTGCCGGCGAAGTCGATCTTCGGCAAGGCCGAGGGCGACAAGATGCCGCTGGACGCCTATGCCAAGTTCCTGGCAGGCCACGGGGTGCCGATCACTGGCGTGGTGACCGAGGCGCGCTTTGACACCAACGAAGCCGTGCCGGTGCTGAAGTTCCGCGCCGTGCGCCCGCTGACCCGCGACGAGTGGGATCAGGTGCAGGAAGTGTCCAAGAGCGACGACGCAAGCCGCGCGGTCGAGTTCAAGATGGTCACCACCCCCAAGAAAGCCCCCGAGGCCACGTCGCAGGCGTACCAGGAACCCGAGTCTGCGGCAGCGCCGGCCGCACCGGAGCCGAGCGTGCGCCGCGCCCGCCCGCCCGTGTCTGCCCCGGCAGCAGCCCCCGCAGCTGGCGGCAAACCCGACGTGAAGTCGGTCCTCGACGCATGGAGCTCCGACGATGACGCAGAGTAAAAGCCGCGGGTTCTCCTCCGCATTTGTGCAGGCGGTCAAGGCCGCGGACCCCGCACACCCGGGCGTGAAGCTCGCCAAACTGTGCATCAAGCACGAGATCTCGATCGCCGCGGTAGCAGCGAAGCTCAAGGTCACTCGCGCGACGATGTACAACTGGGCGGTGGGCAAGTTCCTCCCGACGCCGCACCACGCCCGTCTGATTGAAAAATTGACGGCGCGGCTGTCCCAGGCATAATGCGCCCTTCCGGGGCTAGACTCGACTGATCCCCGAGCGACAAGGCGGCTCACGGGCCCGCCGCCCCGGAACTTTTTTGCCCTTTCACCCCGTGAGGTCCCGTGAGCGAGTACTTCCTCCAAACCGTGCTGCCTTCGACCGGGCGGTACTGCTGTGTAGCCATCAGTGGCGGCAAGGTCAGGCAAAGATTCCTATCGTCAGTTGAGCAGCTCGCCGAGGCTGCCGATGCGCTCAACACAGCCGGCGTCGACGCGTACTTCGCGCTGGCCAACTTCTCGGGCGACAGCCGCAAAGCCGACGCAGCTGTCAGCCTGCGCTCGTTTTTCATCGACATCGACTGCGGCCCGGGCAAGCCCTACCCGCACGTTACCGACGCTGCGGTGGCGCTCAAGGCCTTCGTGGACACCACAGGGCTGCCCTCGCCCATCATCGTGCACTCCGGCGGCGGTCTGCATGCATACTGGCCGTTCACCGAGGAGGTGCCGGTCGCTCAGTGGCTTCCCATGGCGCGGCAGTTCAAGCAGCTGTGTGTGCAGCACCGCCTGAGTATCGACCTCTCAGTGACGGCCGACGCGGCTCGCATACTGCGAGTGCCCGGCACCTCGAACTTCAAGCAGAGCGACCCCCGCCCGGTCCAGATCGCCGCTGACGGGCCCCAGACGCCCTTCGCCGCGCTGTGCGCGCTGCTCCCCCCGCCGCCGGTTGATCTGAGCGCCGCCAAGGCGTTTGGCACCGACGCAGTGACGGCCACCCTGGCGCGCGGCGATCTGCCCCCGGCCCTGTTCTCCAGAGCCCTGCCGAAGTGCGCGCAGCTGCAGCATGCGGTCGAGCACCGCGTGACCCTGGCGGAGCCCCTGTGGCGCGCGGCCCTGTCGATTGCCGCCACTTGCGACGATGCCCAAGACGCCATCGAAATGGTGTCTGCGGGCCACCCGGACTACACCCCGGCCGGAGCCGCCGAGAAGGCGGAGCGCGCCCGCGGCAAGCCGCACACCTGCGAGTGGTACCGGACCAACAACCCCGACGTGTGCACAGGCTGCACGCACCGGGTCACGAGCCCCATCGTGCTCGGCACGGTGATCGAAGAGTCCCCCGTGGTGGACGGCGCGTACGTAGTCGAGGCCGCGATGAACCCCGACAACGAGGGTGAAGTCGTGACCGTGCAGGTCGAGATCCCGGAGTACCCGACCCCATATTTCCGGGGCAAACAAGGCGGCGTGTATCGCAAGATCCGCGACGAGGACGGTGGCGAGACTGAGGTCGACGTCTACCCCCAGGACCTATACGTGACCGGCCGGTTCTACGACTCCGACGAGCAGGGTGACGGCGAGGGCGAACTGATCGGGATTAACTTACACTTACCCCACGACGGTATTCGGCGATTCCACGCGCCGGTCACGTCGATCCTCACCAAGGACAAACTCCTCGCCGTACTGGCGAAGCATGGGGTTATTGCATACGGAAAACAACTGGATAGCATCATGGCATATCTCGCATCGTCGATTCGCGCGCTGCAGGCAGGTGTGGCCTCCAGCCGTACCCGCAGCCAGATGGGCTGGACCACCGAAGGCACCTTCGTTGCCGGTGAGGTGGAGTACACCCGGACCGGCCCCAAACTCGCACCGCCGGCCAGCGGTACCCGGCAGCTGGCGCCCCTGTTCCACCAGAAGGGGTCGATCGAAGAGTGGTGTAAGGTGATCTCGTTCTACAACCGCCCAGGCATGGAAGGCCACGCGTTTGCGTTCCTGATGGGCTGCGGCGCGCCCCTGCTGCAGCTCCTGAACCCATCCCAGGTGCGGGGCGGCATGCTCAACTTGGTCTCCAACGAGTCCGGCACGGGCAAGACCACCGTGCAGATGGCGATCAACTCCATGTTCGGGCACCCGTCCGAGCTGCTGATGGCCCAGAAGGACACCAAGGCGTCCATGTTTCAGCGGCTCGGCACGCTCAACAGCATCTGCATGACCATCGACGAAATGACCAACGCCCCGGCCGAAGTCATTTCCGACCTCGTGTATGGGGCCACGTCCGGCCGGGCCGCACACCGCATGGAGGCCGCGAGCAACCGCTTGCGCAACAACCAGACGACGTGGTGCACGGTGGTGGTGACCTCCAGCAACGCGGTCATGTCGGACATTCTGCTGGCCAACAAGTCGGCGGCCGACGGCGAACTGCGGCGGGTGATCGACTTGCACATCAAGGTCCCAGAGGGCTACTCCAAGGCCGAAGCCGAGGAGGTGTTCGCACCGCTCGGGTACAACTACGGCATCGCCGGGAGCATGTTCATCGAGTACGTGATCAGCAACCGCGAGGCGGTGATCGACATGCTCAAGCAGGCCCAGGCGCGCGTGGACGCTTCGATGCGCGCAGAGCGCGCGGATCGGTTCTACTCCGCAATGGCGACGATCGCCATGGGGGCGGGCATGATCCTGAACACCCTGCAGCTCGCGGAGTTTGACCTGCGCCGGGTGTTCTCGTTCGCTATGGACGAGATGCGGTCGGCCAAGGCGGCAAACAAGGCCGTGGTGGGCAACAGCATGACCACGGCACAGGAGACCCTGGCGGCGTTCCTCAACGAGAACCTGAACAACGCCCTGATCATCAACGGCGCGCGGCCGTCCGGCGAAATGGTGGCCCCGATCAAGACCCCGAACGGCCCCCTGCGGATGCGCTACGAGCCCGATACCGGCGAGCTGGTGATCGTGGCCGCGGACCTGCGCAAGTTCTTCACCGAGCGCCGCGTGGACTTCAAGACCAGCCTGCAGTCGTTCAAGCAGCTGGGGGCGCTCAAGGCGTCGGGCACAGACCTGTCGGTCGTGCGTCGGCCGTCAGCAGGGGCGATCGGGTCCCTCAAAGGGTCCCCGACCCGGTGCTACGTGTTCGACGGCGCGAAGCTGGGTATGAAGGACACGCTCGATGACGCCGCCACCGTATGAGGTCGAGGTCCTGAACATCTTCGGGGCCGAGTACTTCATACGGTGGGCCGACGTCACGCGCGGCGCCTCGTTCTTCATCCCCACTACGGCCACCCCCAAGCAGGTGCAGCAGGCTTTGCGGCCTGCTGCGGAGTGGTTCGGACACACCTTCGAAGTGCGCTCCCGCTGCGAATTTGGTGTGTACGGAGTTAGGGTGTGGCGGACTTCGTAGCGTAGTATTCGCGCTTTTCCTCTCGCACAAATGAGAGGTATTCATTGCGCGATTCCCGCAGGGCGGTAAGCTCCGCCTCGCGCTCCTCCTGGGTCATGTCCGCCGCTGCAGCATCGCTGCGGAGATACTTTTCGTACGCGCGCAACTGCCCGAGTTTTTGGATCGCCGCCCCCACGCGCCGCGCGGCGGCGATCGCTGCAGCGTGCTTCTCGGCATACGCCTCGGCGCGGTCCGGGTCGGTAGCGGACAGGGCCTGCAGGGTGCGAACCCGGGGCATGACCTCCTCGGCGAACGCGTAGAACTCCCGCTCGCTGCGCGTGCCGACCGGGTCCGGTACGAACGTGCCGATCAGGAACATCTGGTGCAGCGGGCGGTCCATGCGGTCCGGGTTCAGCAGCGCGTCGGTCATGGCCAGCACGGGCGCCGCCGTGCCCCCGAAGTACCCGGTGAAGAAGTTGTCGATCTTGATCGGCGACACTTCATAGTTCAGGCTGTCCCGCATGAACGCCGCCAGCGACTTGGCCAGCTCGCTCGTGCGGTACGTGGTCTGCTCGCTGGGGTCCAGCTGCTCTTGGTAGGTGCCAACGAGGCGCTCCCCAGTGAAGAACGAGTAGTTGGCCCAGGCCTCCAGCGCAGGCTTGATCGCGGCCGGCACCAGCGTGCCGGGCTTGTACGCCTCCAGCATCGTCTGCGCCAGGGCCTTGGCGGCGTCTCGGGCGGCCAGCTCGTCCGGCGAGCCCTCGGTCCGCAGCATTTCCAGGTACAGCTCGGCCGGCACCTTGAAGATCGCCGCCCACTCAGGCGGCACGGGGATGGTGGCCACCCCCGGGATGACCCAGTTGTTGTTCCGCTTGGTCAGGTCCATCTGCTGGTACTCGTCATCGTCCTCGACCGAGAGCGCGTAGAGCATGCTGAATGCGGTCATGACGCCCAGCTGCGTCATGAGTCGGGCCCGCGCTTCGTTGCGCGGAATGCCCATCGAGTTGTCCTTGCCGGTGGCGTTCCGGTACAGCAGGTCCATGCTCTGGATGTACGCGTTCACGAACGGCACGGTGCTGATGAAAAAGCTGGCCAGCCCAGAGGCGCCCTTGCGGCGGAAGTTGATGAACTCGCGCGAGCGGCGCTGCGCCAGGGCCTCGTTGTTTGCGGACTCTTTGAGCGTCTGCTCGTAGATGGCAGCGCGCACCGCCAAGTCGGACGCCCGCAGGATGCCCTCGGACTTGCGCAAGGCCGTGCCAATAACCCCACGCTTCTGGATTCCGACCTCCTGCAGGAATGTGCCCGCGGGATCTGCGAGGTCGATGTCGTACCCGCCGGCAATACCCCGGCGGGCCAAGGCCTGCGCCATCGGGTGCTTGCGGCCGGTCAGGTCGGCCCACGAGAACTTCACGAAGTTCGTCATGATCCGATACGGCAACGCGTATGGGTTCTGCACACCGGACGAGATCATGGCCCGCTGCACATCCAGCACCACCTGCTTGATGATGAAGGGCGGCATGAGCGTGATCGCCGACCGCAGGAATCGAGTGACGGCGTGCAGGGGCTGCATCCAGCCCGGCAGCGCGTTGCCCGACTCCCGGAACGCCGCGGCAAACAGCGGGTCCGCGGTGATGAACTGGACCTCCTCGCCCTTCTCGTAGGTGGTGACCACCATCGATTTTTTGTCGTCGGGCACGCGCCCCTTGACCTTCTGCGCCCCGCCCAGGGACTGCAGCACGTACATCGAGTGCCGGGTCGCCTTCGCCTTCATGGCTTCGGTGGCCATCCACGTCACCAGCTTCAGGTGGTTGTTCAGCAGGTCACCGACTTCCCGAGACGTCGTGCCGACGTAGTCCGGGCGGTCTCGGAATTTGGCCAGCCCCCGGCGGCCGTCCGACGACGGGCGAAACGCTGCGGCGGAATCCTCCTGCACCCGGTCGAACGGGATGTAGTGAGCGGTCGATTTCCACTCCGTCGCCTCTTCGGGGGTGATGCGGCCCATGTCCCGCATGAAGTCGATGGTGGCCTCGCGGTTGGTTTTCAGCAGGTCAAGAATGGCCTGGGCTTCCTGGTCCGCGTCCAGCTGCGCGGCCTTCTCCTGGAACTGCACGAGCTTCGGCACGCCACGGCGCTCCGCTTCGACCGACAGTGGCGCGAGCCGGTCCATATCGATGCCTGCGGCCAGCATCTCCAACGCGCGCTTGGCTTCGCCCATCTTGCTGATGTCTGCGCGCGCGGCGTCGAGGGATACCCCACGCGTCTTGGCATAGGCGTCCAGGGCCTTGATGACATCCAGCACTGACGCAGGGCCCTTGACCACTTCAAACAACCCTGTGGTGTTGTCGAACCGGAACGCACCTTCCTCGTAGAAGGACTCCAGCATTTTGCTGACGTCCTGCACCTGCCGGTTCAGCAGGTCCGGGTTCTGCACCCCCATGGCGCTGATCATGCGCCCGTTGAACGCCTCGGCCATGCGCGACGAAAACGCCGCCATGTTGTCCGACAGGCAGTACCGCAGGCGGTCCACCGGAGAGATACCGTTGGTCGTGTTGAATACCTTGAGGCCGGTGTTGAGCGCCTGGGCGAAGCCGGTGGGCTTGTCCTTGGCAATCTCGGAGGTCTGCGTGATCTGGTCGATCAGCTTGACGACGATCTGGCCGCCCGCGGGCTTTCGCTCGGCGTCGAGGATGGGCCCATCCAAGGTGTCGCGCCCGGTCTGCGCTTCCTGCAACTCTCGGCCGCCGCTCGACAGGATCTGGTCGACGGCGATCATGGCCTCGGCAGCGGCGGTGTTGGCCGTGGTTCCGGCAAAGCCGAACATCTGGGCGACCGCACGCGCGAACGCCGTGAACGCGTTGGTGCGCTGGTAGGGGATCGTGCGCAGCTCGGCCTGGAACTCCGGGTTCGACATTGCCTCGGACGCGAACTCGCTGATGCTGGACATGCCGTACGTGCGGCGCAGGTCTGGGCGGACTTTGAACACATGCTCGTATACGGCGCGCAGCTTTTGCACCCCCGGGTTCTGCACTTTGCCCGCTTCGGCCGCCGCTACGATGCGGTGCACCCCTGCATGCACGACTTCGTGCAGCACCGTGTGCGGAGTGACCTCGCGCAGCTCGACGGTGTCAGTGCGCGCGTCATAGACGCCGGCCGACGGCAGCTCGGGCGCCAGCACCATCTTCGGCAGGCTGCGGTATCGCTGCAGTCGCTTGGCCACTTCCCGCTGCGCAGGGGTAGCCTCGGAGCTCTGCTCGATCAGCTTGAGGGCCTGCGCGGCGTCTCCGCTCTGCGCGGCTTGTTCAAGCCCGGGTACGGTCACCGCA